GTGGCTGCTCCGCTGCCCGTACCGAACACCGCATTAGGAAAGTAGAATGTCTTTTTCGTGCTGTCGTATATGGGCAGAGTTTCCACCACCATCTGCGTGTTTGCCTGATTTATGGTGGTTGTGGACGAAAGAGAAACAACCCTTCCAATGATGGCTGCATTGGAATCCCATACGGTTCCGCTCCAGGCATTGCTGTTGGTTTTATACTGAACAATGTCACCAACTGCAATTGCAAAGGTTCCAAGACCTGTACCTGTGAATTTCACGCGGTGACCGTATATGGGAGCGCGAGGTAGCGTACCGTGAAGAGTTTTGTCATACAATTCAGGATACACCGTTACGCCAACAGGCTGCGCGTTGCACTCCAACCAGGTATCGGGAATAGCAGTTCCTGCATACGGCATGATTGTGCCTACAGGCTGAATCTGATCAATTGAAACCGTGGAAGATCCGCCGATCTGTGTTCCAAGATAGTTCACCACCACATAACCACCGTTGCTGCTTGCAGACCGAACAATAACGGGCTTCACAACAGAACCAATCACGCTTGGTGGGCTGTGTGTTATTCCACCAGGAACAGTATCCGATAGAAACAGAGCAGGATACGAAACACCAGCAAGAGAAGGAATGTCTATAACACCAGAATACACCACCGTGAATGTATCCACATCCAACACAGCCGACACCACACCAACAACTTCAGAATTCTCCGCGTTGTTTGCTCGCGCGGTTGTCCACTGAGAAGTGTTGGTGTTGTATCTGATGGCAGAGCCAACGGTAAATCCGTGACCTGACTGTATCAGCGTGTCTTTGAGAGTGTTTTGAGTGGCTGCGCCACCCTGTAGATAGAGTGATGATCCCATATATTCCTCAGTCTGAAGTAATGTATGTTATTACAGTGTTGAAATACACTCCACCTCTGCTTAATGCAGCGACACCCGCCCATGCCGCTCCGACGCCTGCCGCGCCCGCCACATTTTTATAGACATACGCAGTTTTTGCGCCTGCTTCCAAGAAAAACACAGGAGAAGTTTCATTAAACATAGAGTGATGCATGATAGCAGAGCAGCACCGTTTACTAACCGTATAGGGCAAGCCTCCAATAGGAGTGGCAGCAGCAGGATTAGCAATAGTAACATTCTCAAATGTAAGATTAAGAGTAACAACTTTTCCTATTTTCACATAACTAGCGTTTATGCTGCCGCCAGAGGCGGGGGTTACGGTCATACCACTACTGAAAGTAGGAGTCCATGTTCCTTCTTCGTAATCGCTGAGTGTGTTTGCTGCTGCTGTGTCTGATCCGAATCGGATTCCACCTACTGCGCGGATCACTCCGTTCACATCCAGCGTAGCACCAGGATTAGCAATTGCTACACCAACAGCCCGTTTGAGTACATCAACACACAATATTGATGTATCACCATCATCACTAAACATGAAACCCTTTTGATCGCTTGATGCAGTACGGAAACGCAGGAAACCAAGACTATCTGCATCTTCATACACTCTCAAACCAACAGTTGTGCCAGGAATGCCATTGGGATACACATTGAATTGATTGTAAATGGTAGACGATCCTTCAACAAGCAGCGGACCCTTAACACGCAGCGTACCACCAGCAATAAGTTCACCACCAGTAGGCTGAAGCGTGAGTATTGCTGTACCCAATCCAGGATTCCACCCTTGAATCCAGGCTCCTGCCGCTCCACCAGAAACTCCCAGTTGCAACTGCCGTCCACCCAAAGAGAATCCGCTTATGTTGATTGCACCTTTGTTTGCAAGTCCAGGATTTTCGTATTCACCCAAAACATGAAGTTTGGTGACGGGAGCATCTGTTCCGATTCCCACAAAGCATCCGCTTGCGCCAGTTGTCACATGAGGCGCAATCACCATCGCCGTGGCACCATTCCAGGCATCAGTAACAACAAAGCGTTCGTTTGCGCCTCTTGGAGCAGAAAGTCTCCACGCATTGGCACCGACTTCACGGAACAGAATCTGTCCAGCAAGACCTGGAGAACTACCCTGAATCACAAAAGCAGGTTGCGGGGAGCCTCCAATGGAGGCACAGGTTCCAACGCTGGCGTTTCCGCCTATGACCTTGAAGTACTCCGTTATGGGGACATTTGAACCAATACTGCCGTTGGTGGCACCAAGACTGTAACCACCAAAATAAAAGCCTGGACGGGAATCCAATGATCCCAATTCAAACAGGGATCTGTGCCAATTTTGATTCGTGGTGAGTTCGTATCCCGATGCTCCTGTTTTACCACGAACTCCTGTAGCCAAAACCGTGTTTCCGCTGGAGTATTGCGTTCCGAAAACATTCGCTGTTTCTGGATACGGACCATCATAACGACTGGCGATTATAACAGAACCCTCCGTGGCTATACGATCACCCGCAAGAATCGGTCCTAGTACCGACAGTGTTGCTCCTGCTCCAGTGGATGTAGAGGTGAATGTCGCGGGACCAACACGAACATTTCCAAGAGTGGTTCCATCAAAAGTCATCACCCGTGTTCCGCCCGCAGAACCGCTAGCGTTTCGGACACCAAAGTTCAAATCGGCTGCTGCTCCGCAAGAACCCAAGTCCTGAATAAGCAGGTAGTCTAGTGGGGTGTTTGCAGAAAGCCCTGGTAAACCCGTCACATCTCCACGATACGAATACAGATATCCTGTGGTTGTACTCGTAGAAAACAGCATGGGTTTTCTGACATATCCAGGAATGGTTGGAGGAGCATCGTTGTAGCAAGGCTCTCCTGCTCGTTCTAATGATCCTGTTGTTCCAGCACAACCAGAGTTCAAGAAATAGACTTTTCCGCTCTGCATATTGGATTTACTGCCGCCATTGGTTGCAGATATTCCAGCAGGGAACTCATAGAATCCGTCCATGAGAAGGTTGAACGCGCGGTACACGCCGCTCCCCCCGATCTCTTCACGACTCACCACAATGCCAGCAACTTCGGCTTCGTTTGTGGTGTTTGCCTGAGCACGAACATAGATTCCATTAGGATATGTGGCGGTAGATGTTCCAGGATCACTACCTCCTCTGGTGTAGGTGAGTGTTGCGCTTCCTGGCTTGAATCGTAGAATGTCTCCCAGTTTGAACTGGTTTAGTTGCACTATTCTTACTGATGTCTGCGCCGAAGAACTCAGAACCAATGGCTCTGTCATTACTCCGCCAGTCCACGGATACACAATCGCGGACGAAGGCGAAGTGGCAAGCATCAATCCCTTGTGTACAACTCCTGCCTGAGTGGGCTGTATTGCAGTTATCTTTCCAGCAGTGAATGGACTCAAATAGTATACAGACCCAGTAATCAGCGATGTGCCGTCAGCATTTACACCAGCACCAATACCAAAAACTTCACCGATGAATGTGATTTCAAATGTGTTACCATCAATAATATGTGATATGATTCCAACCACTTCCGCGTTTGTGGCAGAGTCTGCTTTTGCTGCAAAATACACACCAGAAGAGTTCAGCGACAGGGGAATACCCACAGCCGAAAACGAGTGTCCTGTCTGCTTTACTATTTTTTTGTTTACGCCATTGGGGATACGGACAAACGGTTGTTCTCCAGCACTCAAACCTGCCGTAGCGTATGTGGCACCGTTCACTACTTCCATGAAAACCGTTGCTCCTGCTGGCGAGTAACGGCTAAATGTGATAACTCTGTCTGTTGTGCTTCCGCCAACAGTGGTCAACGAAATCTGATACCCGTGTTCACTTGTAGTCCCGCCATCAAGCAGGATGGCAGTTCCGTGAACATCAAGAGTGGTTCCTTCATGGGGATAAATGCCAGCCACTCCGCCAGTAAAACCAATATGTGCATCTGATCGCCAGATTCCCGTCAAGCCATGAATGTATTGTGGAGTCCATATCCAAGAAGCAGTGTTTCCGCTTCCACGATTAATGAAGACTCCACCACCACCAGCCTCTGAAATTTTGGTATCACTTGCCTCTGCTGTATCACCAAGCACAAGATTGTAATCATCAATCGTTACAAGATTGGCGTTTACGGTGAATGTTGGAGCATTGAATGTAACAGGACCGTTGAATGTTACTCCGTCTTCAAACACAACAGGAGCGATAAACGACACACCAGTAGTAACATTGTCTTGCAGTTCAAACAACGCAGTTCCACCAGCAGAAACGCTGATAGAAATGCTTCCCGAGCATACTCCCTCATACATCTTGAATTTGTTGAGTTTGTATACCGATAGATTGCTGATGTCCCTCCAAGTGTTGAAGGTATCACCAAGGTCTACTTCAGGTATCTGAAAATTGATGTTGTCTGGTCCTGTGTCTACTGGCATGGTTATTCACTCTTCCGTTGATTGGAAATGATTGACCGCAGTTCGTTCATTTCTTGCTTCAGTGTATTTATCTCTTGCCGCATAGACTCTATGGTGTCCTGATTCTTCTTTTTTTCCATGTACTCCTGCATCCTGCTGTGATCAGCAAGGATAGCAGCACCGTTTGCTCCCCGTGTATACTTCATCATGGCTTATAGTAACTGACGGTTCTGATGTTTCTAATAATCGGGGTATTGTCGTAAACAGGATTTGAAGGAGAAGTCATTCGCACTTTGATCTGATACGACTGGAATGTAGTATTCGCGGGAAGTGCGGACGAGCGGAAATCTGATTCCCTGAAATCAAAATCGGATGCAGCAGTAAAAGCAGGAGTCGTAGTGGAACGATTGAGTGGGATCCACGATTTGTCAAATATATCGGTTTCCCCGTTTACGCTGTAGCGATAGTACACCTGTACACCAGATCCTAGCGGAGTGCATTCATCAACAAAAACCGCCAGACCATTAGACGAAATTGCATCTGGCAACTCTACTACTCGGGACACATATTCCGATACAGGGTTGATTTTTGTTTTGTACATCTTTACAGCAAAACCGCCCAACGATTGCAGATCCACAACAGGCGAAACTGCCGTGCTGGCACCACGCTTCAAAACCAGTGTTGCCGAAGGGTTTGATCCAATTATTTGAGAAAGATAGATGGATTCACCCGAATAATAGGAATAATCGGCTATTGTTCGGTCAATAGAACATCCGTATGGAATGATCTCGTTCATCCCGACTCGGACGATCTGATAGTCAATCAATCCAGTAACAGTATTGAAATTAATGGTTCCCTGCTGAACGAAATCGCACCTGTTCACCGTGAACATGATATCCGTTGAAGGTTCGGATACAGCATATCCTGTTCCCTGCGGAACAAACAGTGTCCCAACCAACTGTGAATTTCCTGCCCTGCCTGAAGTGGATTCGCCAACAGATACTGCATTAAAGCCTGTATCGGATGCATACAACTCGTAATCATCGCTATTGCACATTATCGCAAGAGCGTACTCACCAGGCTCAAGATAAACTGGACTACTAAACTCAAAAATCGTCTCTACTGGAGCATCACTGTTTGCATTAATGTTTTCTGGGAAAAGAACACTTGTGCTGAACGGCACAACTGCTGAAGGAGAGGGGTATCCAGAAATGGTTGGACGAATCTGTACAACAACTGGAATCCTAGAGTCCTTCTTGGAGAAATACAGAGAAACACTCTTCAAAAACACTCCTTCGGGATTGGATTTAGTATCCACGAAGAATGTCTGTGCCATTGGATCTGCCCACTGATCATTTTGAACGGTATCAATATCTCGTAGGAAAGGATCCTTTGCTATGGTTTCGCTGCTTGGAGTTTGCCTTCTGAGTTCTGCTCCACGAACAGAATACACTCCAGACGAACGCTGCTCCAGTACTCCAGAACAATGAACAACAGCATCAGCAGACATTTCAGCATCTGCAATATCATCACTGCTAGAAATTCTTACTGTTCTCGTTCCAATCAGATTAGAACCACCGCTGATCAAAACAGTGGCAGAAGCAGATCCTCTGGAGTCTGTGCTGATTCCGCTTTGTACCAAATTATTGTCAAAATACAAAAGAAGATCCTGCGAATTTGGCTTCAGTCCGTGAACCGTTGCCTGAATTGCTGTTTCTTGAATGTATGGCAAAACACTGCGGTCAACAATCTTGTTTCCAATTTTGTTCTTGATTCTGCTCTTCAACTGTCTAGCCCTGACATAATTGCTAGTCTTTTCATTCAGTGGCTTTGCATTTCGGCTAGCGGAAGAACGAACATTTCCCGAGTTGATGTTTGGTATTGAGGATTCAGAATAAACGCGAGCAGTATCCAGAACTCTCTTCTGAATATCATCCTGAACCTCTTCCACATCATCTATTCCATACCAAATGCTTTCCCAATCGTTCCACTGTGTACCAAAACCCCGAGAATCGTTGGTATTGGAAGACAGCCAGTTATCGTTTTCCATCAGAGCATTTGTCTTGACCACAGGTCTATATGACCTATCATATTTCGGAATAACTGTCTGCGACAAAGACATGAAACCAAGCCAACTCACATTGTTTGTTGGATTGATCTTTATGGTTTTGGTGTAGGATTTGTTCTCTATGTACGGTTTTGTATAGTAGTTGAGAGTCGCTATACCGTCAGCAGAAACGAGCGTATCCGTGGTCGCTCCAGCATAATTGAGAGTGGGGAACCCGATATCCACCGTTGAGAAGAATGGACGGAGTTCACCGCGTTCAAAGTCTATGGAACAATTGTGTTCGTCAGAAGAAACATCTGATACAGAGTGACCATAGAATTCATCAACGAAAATTGAGGTTTTCAGTGGCTCAACTGTATCGTTAACCGATGTCTTCAGAGAGCGCGTCTCAATTTCGTTTTCCGAAATAGACAGTTTGGTAAATACCTCAACATCTTCCACTCTTCTCTGAATTCTACCGATGTCCGACATCGTAAACCGCTTTGTATCAAACGGCGTGATCAACACATCTTCTGGATTGTGTGTGAATGCGGGAACCGTTAGTGCAGATAGTATGAGCGCGTCTTGAGGATCAGAAGGTGGAACAGGAGAAATGCTCGGAGTTCCCTTTTGCAGGAAGAACTCGGGAGATCCGTCTTCTGGATCTACACGCAAACAAAGTTTGTCTATGCGCGGAAGATAGTGATAGTATTGAAGTTCCGTGTCTCCAAAAGTTCCAAACTCGGATCTGCCGTATGGCTTGATCATAGGAGTAGACGCTGTAAGACCGCTGTGACGGAAATCCAAACAATTAGCAAGAGACACCGTTTTGCCTGTTCGCGGATTTGTATACAGAGGAATTTTTTCGTAGTCAACATCATAAGAGTGCCGACCCACAAAAGGAGCATAAGGAAGACCGCTATGGGCAAAATACGAATATGTTACCTTGATATTGACGGCGGACGGTGCTGCGCCACTATATCGTGACTGACCAGCAGCAGACGATTTAATGTACAGTCTGCCACGATTGTATGTGGCTTCTCTCTGCCCATCGTCAAATTCAAAATCGCTCAAGTAACTAACACTAGTCGTGTTGTTCACGATGCTCTCAACAGAGAAAATGTCTATGTCTGGAAGTTCAAAGAACTTGCGACCAGTTGAATCTATTGAGTAAGTGGAAGAGAGGAAGGTGTGGGTCTTTTGGGTGTTTAGCGTCTTGATGCGATAAGTAGACGGATCAGTTATGGTTGGAGTATAAACCACGGGGGCTACTACTTTCAGATTTCCCGATATAAATGCTGCTGGAGCATTGAAAATCTGAATGGTGAACTGAGTTTCGTCAACGCTAGAAAGAGTCACACCAGAAGACGGAAGAGTGTATGCCACACCGTTTGGATTAATTATAGAAATTTCTGATGTGTCTGAAGAGTTTGTAGGATCTCCGCTTCCATAGTTAAGGAAGTTGAAAGTAGATGCAACAGGAGAACTCATGCTGCCACTAAAGTGGTCTTTGGTAACAGTATAGGTCGTAATATTTGTAGTGGAATTATGAGATGGAACAACAAAGTTAGTGTTGCCACCAATCATTTTTCCTACTACGCGAGCATATGATATATCAGAAACCGCATATCCAGGCTTCATTTCAAAAACCAAAGACTGCTTTTCCGCCAATTGAACATTTCCAAAAACACTTCCAGAGTTAGGACTCAATCTACCTGCTGTTACAGCAGCAACAGATGGCGGAAGAGCAGTAAGATAGATCATCGCAGAACTTCCGCTCTGCACAGATCCACTTATTCCATGCAGATACATTCTGTATCTGCTGTCGTTCTGACCAGCAGCAGTATTCGGCATCATGCCATGAACATAACCCGTGGCAACAATCTGATTTGTTGCATTATGAAAACGAACGAATGCAAACCCAGAGCCGATTGTAAACAGATTCGTTGAAAAAACTGAGCCAAACGAATCTAGTTTTACATCAACATAGTTGCCCACCGTAAAATCGTAGGACAGATACGACGGAGAACCTTCAAGTTTGGTTGTCTGTGCTCGGGGAAGTTCCAGCGACAGTGGATATTGGTTTTCAATTTCCCGACCAAGTACATACGCCTTTCCTTGTCCTACAAGCACCGAAAAGTTTGCCGTGTTTTCAGAACCTGGCTTAATCGTGATATCAAAGGGATTAACACTATACGAACCAGACTCATCAAATGTTCTGCGAGAAAGTGTTTTCTCTATCTCTGCGTATGAGATGCGATCAATCTTTTTTACAATCTTTCCAGACTCAAACCTCAACAGTTCCACAAAATCATTCGGTGTCTCCTCAATTCCGTACTGTGCGAGCACAGGAGTGATCCTGTAGCGATCTGCACCGATAGCATTGTAGTTGTACGATCCAATTGAAGGATCTCTCAAAGTCGCGTCTTGTTTGTCTGATATGTTGTCTCTATCAATAAAGAATCCGATCTTCTTTGATAGATCATCGTAATCATTCATCTCCAAGTCACGATGCGTTTCAGTGTTGTTGTACGGAGCAAAAACTTGTGCATCAGTTCGGACAAAAAATCCGTCAATATAGAAAATTCCTTCGGTAACCGTGACCAGTTTGCACTTCCCTGCTGTAGAGAAAATAGAACTGGTTGACACAGAAAACCCAGCAAGGGTCGTGCTGTCTTTGACAAAATCAAAGTTTCCAGAAAACTCAAATCCCGACAAAAAATCAACGATCAGTATGAGTTTTCCGTCACGAGAAACATCGGGGGAGATGTAATGAACAATTTTTGCTTCTGTTAGATCCCCAACAACAGTGGAACGAAGGTATCCACCAACAAGACTGTCGTAATCAGAAGATCCAAAAAGAGGAGAATCAACGCCAGCATCAACCATGATATAACTGGAGTTTCTTACCGAAATACCTCCACCAAGAACACGGGATCCATCCTTGAACAGATGGTCACCAATTTTTGAAATTTGGTTTTGTAGGAGTGTCTGCGCTTGCGTCAGTTCACGCGCTTGCAGAGCATAACCAGGCTTGAAAAGAACTCGCAAAAATCCTTTTGAAGAGTCAAAATCATCATAGTAAGGATTGATGTTGAATATGCTTGGATCGTATGCCATGTGTTCCTCTTAGAAGCCCAGCCGAATACGGAATTCTTCTTCTTGACCCAAAGTTCTCTGTATGGGGCGTACATTCTGTATGTATAACACCTCGCCCGATGTTGGTTTTATCTCTGCTTGAGTAACAGAAGAAACGATATAGTTACCAAGAGTAGTGCCTGTTAGACCATGCGTCTCTACGCTTCTGAACCTGCCAACAGGATTGGTGACATACAGGTGTCCTTTTGCGGGATTGACGAAATCCCAGTGGTAGACAGTTCCCCGAGCGTAGTTTGAAACTCCACTTGTTGAACCCTGAACAACAGTGTCTCCGTTGGAAAAAGAACTACGAGTAAGTTGATACGATGTAATGTCTATTCCGCCTGTAGCAGAGTTGGCACTGCTAGAAATGGTGAGTTTTTGTAGACCGCTGTAAGAAGGAACGCTTCCCGCTTCATAGTAAGTCTCTCCTACATCAACAACGGAATACTCTGTGTTTGTTTGGCTATCGTTTTCTGTAGAGACAACTTGTGCTTTGCCAGACAACTCACGAATAATCATGACAGGCTCGCCATAATTCTTGTCTATGTCAACTATTTGTGCCGAAGCCCTAGAAGAAATGCCTTCTAGTGTTGCACCAGAAATGTTGGACACCAGACTCGTGTTTGTTTCCAACTCTACTGTCATGTCAGTTTTTTCAACAGAAACAATTCTTGCCCTGCTAGTTACAGAGAATCCATATACGGCTCCCCCTGAAAACACTGTTCCAGCAGGAATCGTTTGCTTTACTGTTTCTCCAACCAAAAATCCAGGATTGTTTCGGTCAAGAACAATGCTATAGCGATTGATGCGATCATTTGCCGTTATGAAAGCCCTCGGAGAACCGCAGTTAACAGTTTTGAGAGTAATCTTGTTTGAGACTAAATCCGCTCCCTGCTCCAAAGACTTTACAGAAACAACCTTTGCGGCTGTATATGTTTCCAAGCCAATTATCGTGTTGAACCGATCACCACTGAAATGACTGGGAGAATAAACACCAGCAGGAACATACAAAGACACATCTCTGAATGCGTCAAATTCTGATCCAGCAACCCGAGCCGTTCCATCAGAAAGAATGGGATTCTTTATTATGCCGAACTGCCTGTAAGATCCGCTTCCAATAAACTTTTCCGAGTCTTCTTCACCAATGTCAATGATGAGGATGACATCCTTTACATTCAGTTCTCGGAGAATGTTGCTTCCGTGTCCGCCTTTAGGCGATGTGATAGGACGAATCGTTGGGTGATTAGTGACAGCGGTCTTTGGACTGTTTACAAAAGCCTCTGCTCTGGAATACCCGTATCCACCATCAACAACAGAAACAGATGCTATGTTCTTGTTGTTATTCATTTTCGGCACACAATAAGCACCATATCCATCACCAACGACTCTAACAAAAGGAACGATTTCAACCGAAGCATACTGTGTAGAAGATGTTGTTGGAGTTACCACAAAATCAATGGCATCGTTCTTTACCACAAAGGTAATTCCTTGGGTACCAGAGTCCGTGGCTTCAACTATGACACCGTAATTTCCAACCTCTGATTGGTTTTTTGTGCTGCGCTCCACACGCAACATATATCCAACATAGTTCTGAAACTGAAATCCTGGACTCGTTTGCCTCAGTCTTGACAAAGATTCGCTGTTTGTAATTTTTACAATCTTGGTTTCGTCATCAACCTTTGTGAATCCAGAAACATCTATAAGCGTTGTTGTGTTGGTGGAAGAGGTTCTAAAAACCGAATTGAGATAGACACCAGCACTAGATCCAGAAGCATTTGTGACCAATGCCGCGCTGATTTCTCCGTCTATTGCCTGTGCTTGGGTATTGTACTGGTTGGATGTTTCGGTTGCTTGTGCGCTGTATGCGTAGTCAACAGGCATATAGTCCGTCAACTCGTAAGGCACATCAGATTCTACCAGTGTTGACAAATACTTCCAGGTGTATCCATCGGCTGTTGTGAAGGGTATGGAATTACCGATTCCGCTAGGTACAACCGTTGATACCGCGCCACCGCTGTTGCCAAGACACTTGTAGATGTTGTTTTCGTCTGTTACAACATAAAACACTTTAGGATTGTCTTCGTTGAAAAGTTCAACCGAATCATCGTACTGATCATAAGATGTGCCAGAAGACCACTCGTATCGCGGAAGAGCAAACACAACATTTCCAGGATTTATTTTCTTGTATGCAATGATGTTGTTCATCACATCATATTCAGCAGATACAGTATCGGAATACGCTGGAGGAGAATTGTCATTGCTCCAGGTAGTTCCTTTTGCTACAAACAAGAAATACTGATTATCGTTCCTCTCCAAGTCTGTGAGGAAACTTTCTGCATATGATCTTTGTAGCGATGCTTTTATGAATGCCATGATTTGTCCCTTAAGAGCCTATGTTAGAGTATGTATCACCCGCCAATGTGGTTCCGTTTGCAAGTCTGGTTCCAGCAGACTTGTAAACAAGATCGGGGATCTCAAAGAATTCTGAAAGTGTCATGCCACTAAACTCCGATCCGTAAGGCAGTGTTTGCAGATTTTTTCGGTTTGGGTGAGACTCTATAACCCAATACGCAGCAGTTCTTCCATAAGAACTAGCACTGTTTCTAGCGGACTGCATGGCTTCAGGCAATGTGTTTTCCATTCCATATTTCAACGACAAGTAAGCATAAACATCGTCTCGCTCTTCATCAGACAATTTACGGTCAAACACTATGACCTCAGATACAACACCAGAAAAAGAAAATGACGGATTGGTGGTATTGTTCACCAAAGCATTCACCCAATCCGTGCTGCCAACAACACCAGAACCAGTAGCAGTAGATCGCACATAGGTTCCTATTCTGGATAGAACAATGGGAGCAGTGTTGTACTGTTCCTGTGCTGCTGGAAATTGTGATTCAATGTCTGTGTCTACTAGTTCGTCTGCCACGGCTTATTCCTTTCTCAAACTCCGAATCGTCCACGAACAGAATTGAAGTTCTGTTCTATTTCGTCCAAATTCAGAGGTCTTGAATACAATCTCAATTGAGAAACCTTGCCCACAAAAGGATACCAATTTGTTGTCATTTGATTGTTGTATAACACCAAGGGAACAATACCATCACCAATGGTAATGGGTTGCGAGTACTGCCGCTGTCGCCCTGCGCGAGTGTTTTCGCCTCGGAATTGCCCGTTGACAAACATCTTGTTCACAGTATTGACCCCATCATAGGTCTGTGTAACAACGACATGATACCACTCACCAACATTACTAGTCTGTGATGATGATATGCCGTATGAAACATTTGCTCCATTCGCATCCAGCAAGTAATTCCAAAAGGAAAACTTGAATTTCACTGCATCACCAGAACTTACTGGCGCACAGTAAAAATATGGAAGATACCTTCCCATGAACATATTGATAGTATTAGAAAGTTGATCACACTTTACCCAAGCCTCCCAGGTGCAAGAGTCTGGAATATTCGTAACAACAGATGTGCGAACCACTCCCCTGCTATCAAACGAGAACACGCCACTATTTTCAGGAACAATAGTAGTGGATCCATTCATGATGGTCGTTAGACCAGAAGATCCTGCACTGCTGACTTCACTGATCTTGTCCGTCAACAGGTCTTCTATTGTTGGTTCTGTGCCATCAACAACTTCAATACGAGGACTGAAAAACTCTATCGTTTCTCCCAACTGGCGAGAGTAATACAGATACGATCTGGTGTTTGCTTTCACTGTGTTCTCGTTCCATATGAAATCCTTTATCACTGGAGTGAGCGCAGCGGATGCAGATATTCCACCAGATATGCCGATAGACCCGAGATCATATCTGCCAGTGTTGGGGTGGTTGCTGCCTGTTGCTGTTCCATATGGGTGAACATGAGCAACAAAAAGTGTCCACTTTCCGTTTCCTAGTTTGGGGTACTCTGTACTAGTAGTAAAGTACGGATTCTCCGCACTGCCTGTCTGAAAGGCTCCTCCGTCTTTGGTTGAAACTGGCAACACACCACCCGATATGTTTTTCGCATACAAGCCATAATAAAAGGAACCACGGGTGTTTCCACTAGAAATAGAAGATGTGGCAGCACGCATCCACACCGAGAAGCGGTATGTTTTTGTTGGATCCACAATCACATCAGGAGAATTGAAGCCGCCGTCACCGCTGTTGTCAAGATAGCCGAGGGTTTCACCATTGTTGTAGGAGTACTCGGGTATTCCGTTTTTGTTCTCTCCTATCCATATCTGATTGTTTCTCCCCCAAGGATCTAGTGTATACACAATCCGATTTTCTTCTATGTCTCCGTTTGGCGACCATCCACCAGGAAAACTGCTAGTGGATGTCCATGCTTCGGGAAGCAAAGCCTGTGGGGGTCTGTTGCCTGGAGCAGGATTGTAATACGGCACAACCACACCAGTAGTGAGTTCAGGGAAACTCACGAGATATTTTACACCCCGAACAAGACCAAAAACACCAACAAGAGTAACTGTGGTATACCAATTAGGGTTGCTGCTAGCACCAGGAAGACTCAGACCATCGCTGGTTCGGGAAACTCTATACCACCCACCGCCCTCATCAACAAGATTAACCGCCACTCCACCCGAACTTGTTCCATGAGCGTAAATATACACTCCAACAGTAGCAGGCATGGGCTGTCCATCTGCTCGTCTTATTCTTGCAGAAAAAGACCACAGAAAAGACTTTAGATTGGTGCTCGTGCTCCAGTTTCCTGTGCTTGATTGCAAGTAGAAGTTACCGTTCGCACCAGGTGTTATCTCGTATGTGCTTGAATTTCTGTACCTATTACTACTAGAAATCGGATAATCAAGTATGTTGTTTGTGACATCACGATATGAAAATCCAGGAACACCGCCTCCCGCATTATCTCCTCCAAAAACAAGACCACCACTCTTCAACCAGTTGATGTGTGTGTGTTTCCAAGACAGATACGGAGTCAACAGATTGGTGTCTTTGGCGTTGTACGCCACAGCATTTTCCGTTGTTACGCCGTCAATTTGAAGAAAAAGACCGTTGTTGATCACATAATTTTCAGAAGAAGGAGGGTTGACTCTACAAATTTTCCGATTTATAACTTCCGAATAGTTCTTTGACTCATCACCATTCAAGAATGTTCGGATGCGAGAATTCTCTTCTCGGATCCATTCACCCACTACCGTTCCAAGACAAACACCTGAAACATGGGGATCGTATGATATGGTGTTTTGTTGTAGTTGTGTTTGATCTCCTGCTGGACGGAATCCCACAAGACCAACAGGAGTGCTGCTTGGATACAGCACATTTCCTGCCGATGTGATCTTGTAGTATTGACTTGTGACCTTGTTTGGATCACGGTCTGTTTGATTGTACGAACGATGGAACAACACCGAATCGTTTGACGGTACACGCAAATCTGATTTAGATGAGACAAAACCTATTCCCTTGTCCCAATCTTCATTGGTGGATCGCATTACAACAAATATGTCTGCGTCCGCATTTAGCGTGATGGGTCTAGTAAGGTTCATATGATAGCCAGTCATTATTCTGGCAGCAGTTACTCCATTACCGTGGGTTTTACCAAACCCAATAAGACCACCAAGAGTATATCCATCTCCACCTATGGTCACAACAGTACCAGGAGAATACAACACTCCTCCGTTGAAGCACACTCCTGTTGCGCCAGCAGCGGATCGGAAAGCAAGCACTGGACGCAGTTTGTCAACGGTGAGTCCTGCATAAGAGAATGACTGTATTCCAGTGCTAGAAGTAAATGACGGAACAACAGGAGTTCCTTTGTATGAGAACTCAGTTATGGTAATAGAGTGACCGCCTTCATTTCCCCAAGCACCGCTCGCCGCATGGAAAGAAGAATCCATATAGAAGGTTTTTCCGTATCCAGAGAAAACTCTTCTTTTTTCTACTCCGCTGGAACGATAGACAATGTACGGCTCTTCATATTCAATATCAAAAACAGTGTTGTCCAAACCATCAAGGTCTGTTCCAGTATTCTCAATTACACCACGGTTAACACCGAGTTCGTATGCGGAAACTTTTCTAGGTTCTGTTAAATACGGTCCATACGGTCCATAAGAATACATTGCATAATTTAAACCCGTAAATCCTGGTGTTGAAGTTGGACTTTCACTCAGTCCAATCATAAACAGTTTTCCGTTTGCATAACCACCACACAAACCATTAGGAACAAAAGAAAGTTTCGTTATGGGATTCGTGTTGTCATATGCTTGCAGATTCCAAAACGCAGCAGAGGTGGAAACTTTGGTGATGTGTGCGATACCGTTCCACTCACTCCAGTTTGGGGGCAGCGCGTGGTTCTGTTGCGGAGAAGCGTCTCGCCAGACATCCACGCTTGCTCCATTCACTACGGATCCACACACTCCGATGTTCTCTGGTTTCAGCCACAGCATCATGCCAGGAATGGTTGCTATGTTGGGATTCTTTTCCTTTTTTGCTCGCCAAGCAGTTATTCCGCCAAGAGGAGATCCAACAGGATTGTGTGCGGTCATGCCGTTTTCAGAAACAACAGTATAGGTGTATCCCCCACCTTTACCGACAAACACCGATCCAATAGACGCTGATGTTCCGTCTGGTCCTAGATCGGTTGCATTGTTTATGTACGGATTGTATCCTAGCGGATAGTAATCTCCAGTGGATCCATACCACCGACCTCCAGAAAAAGAAGCACCAGGAGGAGAAGTCTTGTATGGGTGATTGGTTGGAAGTTTGGAAGCCATGCCATACTTGTGGGCAAGATAGCCTTCAATCTTCTGCCTGTCTTCTGCTCCAACATCCCCCTCATACAGAAGAACTTCCGCGATTTCTCCGTCAAACTGACGAGTAATGCTGTTGCTCACACATCCTATTCCAAGTGTATACCCCACTATATTAACACTTGGAGCATAGGCTTGTGCAACCGTTCCAAGACACAATCCATTCAAAAACAAAGAAAGCGGTCCTTGAGGGTACGGAGTATTTACTGTTTTCTTGTATGTGCTGCACAGCAATTTCCACTCACCAGTAGATCCAATGCCAGCAACAACAAAAGGTCTGTTGGAACTACTGTAGTAGTTGTAGCACAGTGCTTTGAGAGAAGTATCGTTCGTTCCAGTCCGCCCAAGCATTAGTCCATGCCACCCACCAGCATCGCCAACCAACCACTGTTGTGATTCACTATTGATTGAACCAACACTTCCGATTACTCCAACGGAAGCAGGCTTGCACACGATAAAATATGAGCGATCAAGAGTAAGACCCAATGCACCGATAGTGACACCAGACATGAAACCTGTTGAGCGGAGTCTACCGTAATCAACACCAGTAAAATCTGGATTCGTTGCTTGAGTGGGTCTAATTTGAACTGATGGGTGTGTGTTTACAGCATTCGGAACATATTTTGGTGTGAGCCATTGTTCTGTGGTTGGAGAAACTCCAGTCGTTGCCGTATTAGCATCAACAAATGTGACTCCATTATTGATGCTGTTCCAATACCTAACTCCCCATGCAACGCTCCTGTCCACCAAACTCTCCACACCAGACGACACTCCACTACTGGTAGGACCAGAAATATTGTATCCACTCAGCCACACCTGAAGAGTCGCGCCCTTTACTTGGTTGGGCAAGAAATAGCCATTTCGGAGATCGTTGAATGTGCGAAGCGCATACGGAGTATAGCGACCGATGATTGGATTTTCGGAAATAGTAGCCTGACTGCTCGCACTAATCCGATTGTTCACAACAGAGTTGACCAAAACAGAACCAATCATCTTCATGCCAGAAGGGTGAATGATTTGCTTTAGCGTTTCAAAATAGGTATCAAACGACGCTTGAGCCTTCAAAACATACGAATACACCTGATAGTAGTCGCTGTCTTGCAAACGCTTGTTTGCTGAAGCCTTTCCGCTATTTCCAGAAAAATACCCAGGATACTCTGTGATTGCGCTTGTTAGAGCAACCACCCTAGAGTCCTTGATACCGTTTTGGTTAAAGATATCCACCACAACATCGGCAGAGTAATTCAAACCAGAGTTTATGATGGATAGTTTTTTGATGCCGCCAGACAGACTTACTTGATCAACTTTGGCAGAAAATCCAATTCCAAACGGATCAATAACAATAACAGTATCACCTATGCGATACTCGGATCCAGGAACATCAACAAAAAACTGACCAAGCACCGAAAAAGAAGTCTCTTCCAGTGTTCCATCAGCATTGCTGTACACAACTGATCGGTTTGGCTTGAACTCTCCCACTATGTTCGTGAGAAATGCCTCGGTGACATCATATCCATAAAACTTGTACTGTATGATGTTGTCTATGAATGCTCGCGCAACAAGTTCAACACCATCATACTGAGTCAATTCACCGCCGATATAAGAAAACAACGCATTTCCGTTTGAACTTGTCGTCTTGATGCTTTTTGGCTCTACCCACTGACCATTGGATGCTTTTAATATGTCGTTTCTCGGATAGTATATCTCCAAATCACTATCATAGAGAATCTTGAACAGAAAACGATAGGCACTTTCAGTACCCTTGTTGCCATAAAAATCTCGTATCTTCTTCAGAAGCAGATTTTTGTTTGGCTTGTTTCCAGACTCGTTTGTGGCAAGTTCTTCGGGAAAGGATTGAAGATATGTGTTCTTGAAGTGGCTATAGAATTGCTCTGCATTGCTGTCAACATCAGCAGCAGTTTGCATATTCGCTATGACATATGATGGGTTTCCAACACCATCCATCCACTCATAATAGGCTTTGATCAGGAGTATGAGTTTTCGGTAATCACTACGAACAAATGAGGGAAACTGTTCCTCTATAAAAGGAGACAGAATCTTCTCAAGAGTCTCGTCTGATGTATTCAGTATGATGTTCTTTATGTCGCTCATCTACGCCTCAAAGTGTATTCTTTCGGGTGTTCTGACTAACAACACTCACATTCACAGAATCAGAGTACCCACGATTGATCTTGAATATCTTGTTTTCAAACACGAATAGATCACTGTATCTCGGCTCTACTGTAACCGTAAACAAAAATCCGCCAACAGGATTGAAGTTTGTAGAAAAACGGATGACTCCTGTATCGTAATCAATTGTTCCGATATTCTGATAGACAAGTTTCCTGTTTCCGTTTTGGTCTGTGGTGACCAAGTTTATCGTACCGTTGCCATCATCAACACCAGTTACATTCTGATACAACACACCAAATTTGTCTCTGTGCGCTACTTCGCTGGTTGTCATCTGCGGCGGACGACCGCCTTCACCGTAACTCACTCGGCTCAAAGGATTTTTGAAATCCAAAACAAATCCTTTGGATGCTGTGAGTGTTGATAGGT